ATGCTGGTGGTGATGGTGTTGCTCTGTTCTCTACAGCGCACCCATTAGTCTCTGGTGGTACCAACAGTAACCGTCCTTCAACCAACTCTGACTTGAATGAAACATCGTTGGAAAACGCTGTGATTCAAATCGCTGCTTGGACTGATGAGCGTGGTCTGTTGATCGCTGCTAAACCTAGAAAACTCGTTGTGCCTCCAGCACTTCAGTTCGTTGCTACTCGTTTGCTCGAGACTAACCTTCGTGTTGGCACTGCCGACAACGACATCAACGCGTTGAAGAACAACGGTTCTATCCCTGAAGGTTACACAATTAACCACTACCTGACCGACACCAATGCTTGGTTCTTGTGCACAGACGTTCCTAACGGCCTGAAGCACTTTGAGCGTATGGCCTTGACTACTGGCATGGACGGTGACTTTGATACAGGTAACGTTCGTTACAAAGCCCGTGAGCGTTACAGCTTCGGCTTCTCTGATCCACTGGGCGTCTTTGGCTCCCCCGGTTCGACCTAATATTTCTTTGGAAATATTTAAAAGGGGCCTTGTGCCCCTTTTTCTTTTGGTGTATATTGCTTTTAATCCGGGCTTTCCGGTGCATCAAACTGTCCCGGCAGACAACATACTGATTGATGCACTTAACTTGTATGTAAGGATCCATCATGGCACGTACTTCTTTTTCGGGCCCAGTCCGGGCTGGCTATCAAGGCGGCACCGCAGCCGCACAACAGCCACTTACGCCCACAACCATCAATACTGGTGAAGTTATTGAAGTTGACCAAGGCACCGGCGCTTATGGTTTTTATGCCCGTGTTGAACCCACTGTAGGGTTTGGTTCTAGCAGCTATCTAACACCCGGTGAGTCTTACGGAATGTTTGGCCGTACTCAGTCCGGCGCTCCTTTTGCAACAGTCCCCTCAACCAACTTTAACCACATGGCTGGCGTTGTTGGCAACTTTGCGGTAATCGGCACTTACTCTAACAACGGCTTGATGGCTGGTGTGATGGGTATTATCAATACCAACACTTTGTCTGGCGATGCTGCTGTAATGGCTTTCATGGCAGGTGATTCTGGCGTGACAACTGCCCGCGCAGCTTTTGGCGTTGCTATGGCTCAAACCACAGCCGGTTCCGGTTTTGAGTATGGTATCGACTTGAAGATGCAAGACCCTGTTCTTGATGGTGGTGGCCCTTCTAGCGTCATTCCTTATACCAAAGCCAACATCCGCATGGAAGATGATGTTGTGGTAATGGTTAACACAGGCGTTCCTGTTGACGGTACAACGGGTGACAACTTTGCTGGCCCCGGCTCCATGTACATTGACAGCACCAATGCAAACCTTTACATCCAGACGGGCGTAATTACTAGCCCAGTTTGGAAGTTAGTCACTCGCGCTTCCTGATGTTGACTCATAAAGACCCAGAGGTTCAAGCCATGCTTGGGCTTCTGGAAAGCCAAAGGGATCACGCTATGGGACTTGTAGCGGCAATGGCAAAAGAAAATGCGGAGTTAAAAGCCCGCATGTTAAACGCACCAGAACCGGAGCAAAAAAATGACGATGCAATATGACGTAAAGTCGTATCACAACACAGTATCAGGCGTGGCTGTTCCTTATCGCACGCGTTTAAAGGGGATGGTAATCTCCCCTTCGACTACTTCTACGTTGAACGTCGCATTTGCCAACAATGTTCCAGAGTCAGCTACGTATAACATTCCCGGAACTACTGTTTGTACAGTAACGTACGCTAATCACGGGTTGGCTGTGGGTGACAGGGTGGTGCTTAATTTCACTACAGGTTCAGCAGTTCCAGACGTTTATACCGTTGTAACTGCGGCAACTAACACGTTTACTGTGACTACAGCCGTGTTAACCACCAGCGGTAATGTGACAATGTACCAAGACGTATTAGCTGAAATTGATTGCGCTACGGGAACAGCGTTTTATACCCTTATCCCCGGCGAAGGCGTATTAGCCTCTGTAGGAATTTATACGTTCCTCCCGTCTGCCACGGTAACAACGACCATATTTTACGGATAGGACGGCATCATGGCAATGCAATATGACGTTAAGTCCTCCCACGTAACAACGTCTAAAACAGTGACGGATTATGCCGTTCGGCTTAAATCTATTACGGTGTCCCCAGCTTCAGCGTCTGTACGTAATATGGCAGTGGCTGATCCCACAATTTTTAAGACAGGCACATACGCTAGGCTTGCGGCAAGCACCACAGTTACCGTCACTATTACGGCTCACGGCTTGACTACAGGCGATAGAGTCTTTATGGACTTTACTACTGGTACGGCAGTGGATGGGGTCTATGCGGTGACTGTAACAAACGCAAACGTCTTTACGGTAACAACTGCAGCGAGCACTGCAACTAGCGGAGCCATAACGTTTTATAGTAGTATCTTGTTAGAGCTTGACACGTTCAACATTGTTGGTTTGCCGGTGTTAATTCCCGGTGAAGGCATCTATTGCAAAAACGGTATGTTTGTAGGTGTTGGCAGTTCTGTAACAGCAACGGTGTTTTATGGCTAAATCTCCAGCATGGCAGAGGAAAGAGGGCAAATCCGAGAAGGGCGGCTTGAACGCCAAGGGACGGGCCTCGTACAACGCGGCCAACCCCGGGAAACCCGGATTGAAGCGTCCTCAACCCGAGGGCGGCTCACGGCGCGACTCCTTCTGCGCCCGTATGAAGGGGATGAAAGCGAAGCTGACCAGCGCAAAGACAGCCAACGACCCGGATTCACGGATCAATAAGTCTTTGAGAGCATGGAACTGTAAGGACGGGGGCTATGTAACTGAGGCTGATGGCTGCGCTATAAAAGGCAAGACAAAGGGGCGGTATATATGACTCAGCACGACACAGCTAAAGCAGTTGCAGATGGCGCAGCAGTCTTAACAACTGTTGGTGTTATGGCTACGTGGCTTCCGCCTTTGGCTTCTCTGTTCACGATCATTTATCTTGGGCTTCGCATCTGGGAGTCCGACACGGTTCGTGAAATGACTAAACGCAAGAAGGCAGATGATGCCATCGACGAGTAAGAAACAACACAATTTCATGGCTGCGGTGGCTAACAACCCATCGTTTGCTAAGAAAGCAGGAGTCCCACAGTCTGTGGGCAAGGATTTTACAACTGCGGACAAGGGCCGCAAATTTTCTAAAGGTGGTGATACTATGGCTTCCAAAATGAACCCCGGCTTCATGGCTATGATGGCTAAGAAAAAAGGTGCTCCTGCTAAGAAAATGGCTGGTGGCGGTATGCCCATGAAAGACGGTAAACCCGCTTTTATCGGTGACGGCAAAGGTGCAATGAAACACGGCGGCATGACTAAAGCCAAGAAGATGAATATGGGCGGTATGGCCAATGGTGGTTCTGCTTCTAAACGCGCTGACGGTATTGCTATTAAAGGCAATACCAAAGGCACAGAGATTGGCATGAAACGCGGCGGCAAAGCCTGCTAAGGAGTTTGTCATGAAACGTAGCGTTAACGATTACGATCAAAGCCGTGGTAGCGGTGGTGTTGGAACAAGTTTGCTTAAAGAGGCAGCAGGGGCAACAGGCATTGCTGCGGGCTTGTACGGAGTCGGTAAAGCAGATCGTGAAATGACCAAACGTGGTGATGAGCGCCGTGAAAAAGAGCAGCGGGAAGCTGCTGCTGAAATGAAGCGGGAGTCTCGCGGCGTTAAGAAGCCTGCTAATTTTGATGCACTTGAAGAATCCAAACAAGACGCTAAAGATGCTGCTGCTCGTAAAAAAATCAGCGACATGGGCTACGCTAAAGGCGGTATGACTGCTTCTAAACGTGCAGACGGTATTGCTGTTAAAGGCAAGACCCGCGGAAAGATGTGCTGATATGGCAACCGTAAAACCTACAGGTAACGTAGTTAAGTCTTTAAAGAAGGCTGGGTTTTACGGTGCAAGTGAACCCAAACGATTGGCTATTATTAACAAAGTTACAACCAAACCCCAGCGGATAAAGATGGTTGACAAGATGTTTTTAGCCAAGAAAGTTAAAGGCGGTACAAAATGATGGCCAGTCGCGGTATGGGGGACATCTCCCCCTCTAAGATGCCCAAGGGTAAGAAGAAAGCCCGGCGGGACGACACTGACTTTACCCAGTATAAAGAGGGTGGGAAAGTCAAATCCAAGGTAAACGAGGCGGGTAACTACACCAAGCCTGAGTTACGTAAACGGATTTTCAACAGCGTAAAAGCTGCTGCAGTACAGGGTACAGGTGCAGGCCAGTGGTCAGCTCGTAAGGCTCAGCTAATGGCCAAGCGCTACAAAGCCGCAGGTGGTGGCTATAAATGACATGGTCAAAAAAGTACAAAGCGTCGATTGATTGCGACAACCCCAAGGGGTTTTCACAGAAGGCGCATTGTGCTGGGAAGAAGAAAATGGCAGGTGGTGGATTAGCTAAATCGCAACAGTCTCTCAAAGACTGGGGCGACCAGAAATGGAGAACCAAAAGTGGTAAAAAATCTTCTGACACGGGTGAGCGATACCTTCCTAGTGCTGCGATTAAAAGTCTCAGCCCTGCTGAGTACGCTGCGACAACGCGTGCGAAACGTGCTGGCAAAAAAGCCGGGAAACAATTTGTAGCTCAACCCAAAACGATTGCAAAGAAAACGGCGGGATTTAGATGACCACTTCAGGAACCACAGCGTTTAACCTTGACCTCACTGAGTTGGTTGAGGAAGCGTTTGAACGCGCCGGTTCAGAGTTGCGTACGGGCTACGACTTGCGTACAGCCCGTCGTTCATTGAATTTAATGTTTGCTGATTGGGCAAACCGTGGTGTCAACATGTGGACGTTTGAGCAGGGGACAATTAACCTGACTCCGGGTCTAAACAACTACGCACTGCCCGTAGACACAGTGGATCTACTTGAGCATGTGATTCGCACGGGTGCGGGGAGCGCATCCACGCAGGCTGATCTGACCATCACGCGTATCAGTGTTTCTACCTACGCCACGATCCCCAACAAACTGCAACAAGCCCGTCCAATTCAGGTGTGGTATCAGCGTTTAGATGGCCAGACTTCTTCCATTGGTACTACGCTTAACGGTGGAATTACAGCCACAGATACAACCATTACGTTAACTTCCGCTGCCGGACTGCCAGCTACAGGGTTCTTGTTGATTGAAAACGAGACAGTGCAGTACGGCTACATCTCTGGCAACGTGCTTAACAACTGCTTCCGTGGGCAGAACGGCACAACAGCCGCAGCGCATTTAACTGGTGTGTCTGTGTTTACACAGAATCTGCCCTCTGTGACCCTCTGGCCAACCCCAGACAACAGTACCACGTATCAGTTTGTGTACTGGCGCATGCGCCGTATTGATGATGCTGGCGGGGGCGTACGCACGATGGATGTGCCTTTCCGTTTCCTGCCCTGTATGGTGGCAGGCTTAGCTTATTACTTGGCTCTCAAGATTGAAGGTGGCGCTGAGCGCCTACCGGTCTTAAAGCAACAGTACGATGAAGCTTGGCAGTTGGCCGCTGATGAAGATCGTGAGAAGGCTTCGGTTCGTTTTGTTCCGAGGCAACAGTTTATTGGCAGTGGTACGTAAATGGGCAATCGGTTTGCATCTGGTAAAAACAGTATCGCCATGTGCGATAGGTGCGGCCAACAGTTCAAATTAACGGCACTACGTAAAGAGATACAAAAGACAAAGATTTATAATCTGCTTGTGTGCCCGCAGTGTTTTGATCCCGATCAGCCGCAGTTGTTGTTGGGTATGTACCCAGTGGATGATCCACAGGCTGTGCGTAACCCGCGCAAGGACACAACCTACGTCACGGCAGGCGTAAACGCTACTGGCAGTCTGACTGGCGGTTCGCGGGATCTTCAGTGGGGGTGGAACCCTGTTGGTGGGGCGAGTAATTTTGATGTTGCACTAACGCCAAATTACTTGGTGGCAACGACATTTGTTGGTACAGTTACGGTTACAACGACATAAGGAGTCAAACATGGACGCAAAGAAAGCACTTAAATCACACATGGCCAAAGGCATGAAGTCT